ACGACGATTGTAAGGCATGATTTTTGCTCCGGTGTCAGTTGGAACAGTTACATCTAGAAGGAACTGTTCATTCCGTCGGCGGAAGGTCCGCCGGCGGCGTGGGGTGACCCCCCTCCGGGGAGGACGTTACCGGAGCCTCCGGGCTCGCCTCCGGAGGGGTTGCGGGAGGGGCACTCGGCTCCCGCAAACCGAGGGTCACCATTTCCTCGGCGTTGTCAGGATCGTCGACAAACGCGAGGAATTTAGCCGGGTCATTGACGAATTTTTCCCGGATTTTAGCAGGTAGCGTGTCGAAAGCAGTTTGCGCCGCAATGACGGCGTTAAGATTGGCCTGGAAATCAACCGAGTTAGGCAGATGCCCGTAGTAACCCTGATAGGTTTTAACATGGTCGATGAGGCCTGTTTTCGCGTATTTCGCGAGAATTGTGTTGATATCGCACTCCTTTGCAAAGGACTGCTTGGTAAGGCTTTCACCCTCCGGGTAGAATTGGACACGCATTTTTTCCTCCTATCGGAGTGATCGAGCAGAGCTCGTGAAGGGATTTAGAGCGCGGAAGAATTGATCGATTTTGAACATGGTCTGGCCAGTCGCAGACTTGGCCCATTTTGCCATATTCTCAGCAACAGCAGCATGTGCTTTAGCCGTTGTAGTATCGATCCTGATTTTTTCAGTCTCCGCTTTTAGTTGCTCTTCGCGGCGCCAATTCAGGAACTCATTGGAAGCCGCAGTTCTTGCGTCTTGCCGTTGCCGTTGAGTGTTTTGGTTCAAGTTTTTCACTTGAGCGGTAGCGCTTCGCACCGCCATTGCGGACGACACAGCGCCGCCGATGACATCCTGAGCGGGTATCCCCGCACCGGAAGATGAAGCCCCACCTGGCGTTGAGGCTCCTCCGGTTTTGTAAGCCAGGATAGGATTGAGACCGGCAGCTCGCATATCCGCCATGGATCGTTGATAGGCGGTAGAGGACATCCTTTCTTGGAAGTCCATTTGACGTTGATCGCTCTCGCGTTGGAACGCCATTTGGCGAGCAGAGGTACGCCGGTTCGCCCGATTGGTAAGCAGGCCGCCAGCAAGGCTGGCAACGCCTGTTATTATTGAACCCCAGACCATTAGAAGTGATCGATTAGGCCCGGCACGCCGTAGATCGGCATCGGCCTGGCACAACGCATTGAGAAATAGCTGTCGAACAGAAAGTGAGGCTCCGCAGGGACCGCGATTACGCGGTCTATCGGAGGATTTTCGACGATGAAGGAAGCGTTGAGCACCGGAAGCGCAGCGAAGTCTTGCGCCAGGTGCCAGGTATCGAGAGGTGTGGTGACATTAGAACGGAAGTCTCCGGTCACCATTGATGGTTTATAGCGGTATTCAGCGAACCTTTCCTGGTAACCGAAGACGAGATCGTCTGCGGCCAGGTTTTGTATCATGATTTCTTTATTCAGAATTGTTTGTTCGCCGATATGAGCAAGAGCGGGCCAGTAAAAATCGAACCGCGTTGAACGCGAGAACATTCGATTAAGGCCCTGCTGATAGTTTAAGTCGGCCCGGACGGACACGAGACCCAGCAGTACGCAGTGTTCGGTGAAGGATTTTGTAAAGCCGTGGCCGCTAAGAACGGAAGTACCTATCGCCGCTAGGTTTCCCTGAGGCGTTGTAGCCGTCTGGGAGGTCTGTGGGATAGGAGAGACGTTAACGGAGGACTGACCCCCGCCGAGATACTCGGGTCTCTGTAGGCGCTCGTCAGGCGACGTCACGCCGAAGTGTGAGCGGATGATCTCGGTGTACCGCGTACCGCCTCGAGCATCTCGCTCTGATAGTTTTTGAAGTTGGAAGGCTTGCCGAAGCTGATTGATTGTAGCCGCTGTCGCGGAAGTGAGATCAGCATAGACATCCGGTTGACCATCCGTAGAGAGCGCGCGGGCGAAGCCGCTCTGTACGCTCAAATCGTAAGAGTCGGTGTACGTGAGACCCGTCCCGACGCTGTCCTGAATGGTCGTGGTCGGACCGACCGTAGTAGCCGCGGCGAGAACGCCGAGCCCGGATATTGGAGCTTTCGTGCCTAAGGGCAACTCAATGGCAGCGCCTTTTTGTGGCCAAGGAAGCGCAGAAGTGAAGTAATCATGACGCTTTCCTCTTCGTAGTAGAACGTAATCTGTAGGGTCATCGGGACCATTATCAAGATCGACAACAACACTGTTCTGAAGGTTTTCATCGCGAAACCATTCGTTATAGATCAGGTTGTAAGCACGGTGCCACATCGATGAGTGGCTGAAATCGGGTATCTCCGTGGGGATCCCCAGGTAATCGTGCAGAGAGCCCGCCAGATAGCCGGTACCGGCAGTCGCGGGCATAGTCGGGATGACAAAGCTTGTGCTGTCCCCCGGGTCGTCTTGAGCGCCGTTGAATTTTTCCCAGTTCGTCCACAGGAGACGCATGGGTACGGCGAAGAAGAATGTGTTCATGAAGAGGTTATCCATGAACGGGTGAAGAGGTGTGGCCAGACGGGCAAAGCCCGTCATATTAACGGAGTACGTATCGCCGGGAAGTGCTTCGTCCATAAAGATTGGGACGAGCCAACCGGCGTCAAACGTAGTTTTGTAGCCGTGAGACCGGTCAAAAGATGACCGGGGTATTTCCGCTGACGGAACCTCACTAAACCGATGGCTCATTACCGATGGTAGCGCCATTTTGTAGCTCCTTGTTTTGGAGTTCAATTGCCTTGCCGAGATTTACATGTCTCAGGTCTTGAACCTTTCCGGTCTGATCGTCGAAATCTCCGATACAGTACAGGGTGTAGTCCCCTGCATGCTTGAACATTGAAGATTTTGTATCATTAGCGGTATCGGTGAACGCCCGAAGGGCTTGTCCGATTGCATGGAAGTAGAACGGTGCCATATAGCTTTCCGCTTTACTGTCATAGACAGAGAAGATTTTTAAAATCATTGGTTTTCATCCTCGAGATTGCGCGGCAGTTTTGCCACTTGCGCTGATTGGACTTTCTCCCGATCGGACAGCCGAGCGGGAGTGTTGTCGTCGGCGTGAGAACGTCCACGCGCGACACGAGCACCGCGTAGATTGCGGAAGGTTTTTGGATCGGTCAATTCATATTGCCGATCATAATATTTTGGAGGGCGCATTTTTTTGCCGTTGATAACGACAAAGTCGGATGGATAGACATCGGAGGTGAATTCATCGAGCCAGCCTTGGCCCAAGCCAGGCATACGGCTCATTGTCGTATATTCGGGTTTTCGGCCTTTGTAATGGGTGTCAGCCCGATCCCCGGTAACTTTTTTCATGATGTATCGAGCAACATATGCGGCTGATTGGAACGTAACGTCTCCAATAACGGCAAAGCCGTAAGGCCACAATTGATTTAATTGCTCGGAGATATACAGAGGAAGTTTATTTGAATATTTATAGAGGACTTTGTCCTCGAAGTCATGATTGAATAGGCAGGCGTGATAGTGGGGGCGACCGAGTTGGTCACCATATTCCCCACAGTGGAAGAAGCGTATATGTTTACCATATTTTTTTCTAAGTCGTTTCATGAAGAGTTGGAAGTGGCGTAGGTTAAGAGACCCGTCTGGAGGTAAGTTGACTTGGTTGTACGTAAGTGTAATGAAGCAATTGGTTTGATATATTGAGCTTTCGTGTAAGCAGCGGATTGCCCATTGACGGGAGTTTTCGAGCCTACAGCCTATACATTGCCCACAGGGCAGTTGAACAGGGAGATCAGAGAACCCCTGATTGATATTGAAGACGATGCTTCTTTTTCCGGATACTCCGGTTGTTCGTGATCGCCAGGCCTTAAGGGGGTGATAGCAGGTCATTTCATCCTGCAGCCGAGGTCAGGGGGGTTTTTTTGGGAACCCCCCCGGCCTCTCCGGCTGATTTGTTAGAGACGGATGCCGCCGCGCATGGGTCCACGCGACCGATTACGGGGCGCTACCCGGCGGGCCGTCCGAGAGAACAGCCGTTTTGACTTCTTTTTTGGTATTTTCCGACGACGATTGTAAGGCATGATTTTTGCTCCGGTGTCAGTTGGAACAGTTACATCTAGAAGGAACTGTTCATTCCGTCGGCGGAAGGTCCGCCGGCGGCGTGGGGTGACCCCCCTCCGGGGAGGACGTTACCGGAGCCTCCGGGC